GTCACAGACAGACCTGTAACATCAACATAGCTGGTACTTGTGGTTGACCATTCGTCTGTCTTAGTAGTACTTACAACCTGCAACACCTTCCCAACTGTACCAGAATCGAAGTCATCACTTCCTCTTATTACGCTAGCCATTAGACTAACCCTTCAACAATAGCCTTTAACTCATCGACACTCTTGCCATCAGTGGTGGCTGTCATATCTCTTAAAGTTTGTTTGCTGGCTACGATAGCTGAGGTATCACCACCAACTTCTACTGCTCGCGTGTAGTCAACATCAAGTGCTTCTAGTAAAGGCTTGCGGTAGGTTCTGATAGCCGATTTGGTAATTTCTGCTGCTTTAGTATTATTTACTGTAATCATTTTGTTTTCCTTTTAGTTTCCAAATACTTGTGCTACTACCAACTCAACATCATCAGCTACGTCTGCTGTCGTAAAGGTATTTACATACATAGCTGTTGTAGTGTAACCAGTAGTTAAAGCCATCCTGTTGCGAGCGGCTGGGTTAGATGATGAGGTAAGCGCACCATTAGCCACCGCAGAATAATTAGCATCAGACATAGCCGTTAAAAACGAGATAGTGTAAAGACCAGTTCCTCTATCAGTAAGAGAGCTAATATTATAACTATCCCTAATAGCTACTGTGCCTTCACCATTGAAGTTTACCCATGCACGACATAACCTAGTTTCTACAGAATCACCACCTAGAGTAGGGATAGCACCTGTACTTGTTTCAAAGTTATCTGATACGACTGAGCTAGTCATTACGCTTTCACCTTCCAATCAGATACATCTGTTTCTTCCCAAGCATTGCGAAATAACCTCGACGAAGGTACGTCATTAGCTTCTACAATCTTATACTTAGAGCCAACTGGTACATCTTTTACACAAAACTCAGCTGTGTGTTGTGAAGCAGGAACGATGACTCCAATAGAAGCCCCGCCGTCATTTGTAATTAAAATTCTTTGTGTCATTTTGTTTTCCTTTATCTAAAGATTGCTAAATGAACCTCTGTTACATCTATAGCGGTTCCACTTGGATTTACCGTGCCTACTTGAATAGAGCCAGTTGCTCTTGTGGATACGCCCATAAAAGAAGAAGTTACTGCAGGATACCAGCTAGAACAAGGCGCTGCATAATTTACATCCGCCATTGCTGTAGTAAAGTTAACAGTATAAATACCAGTCCCATTATCTGTAATAGAACTGACATTGTAAGATGCACGTATCGCTACAGTTCCCGTACCGTTAAAGTTTACCCAAGCCTTACAGACCTGCGTTGAATTCGTATCTACAATCTCATCTGTGTTTAAAGTCACAGCCCCTTTTGTTAAGGTGTCTACTGTTAGATTAGAAGCCATTATGCTACCCCTCTGTTTGCTTTCATTAGATTACAATCCATCTGCCATTAACCGTCACGGTATAAGTATCGGCAATTGTAATATCACCAATTGACATCCCATTTGTACCTAATGGTATTGTTATATTTTCACTGATAGTTTGTGCATTTGTTCGTATGATGCTGTCTGTCCCAAGACTAGGACCACCACCACCGACTGCTACCCAAGCCGCACCGTCGTATACTTCTGTTGAGCCATCTGTGGAGTTCCATCGTATATAGCCAGCCAAAGGACTCCCATCTCTTTCAGCAGTTGTGCCTGATGGTAAAATAGAACTTCCTGTTATGCCAGTTTCCACACCAAGATTAACACGCGATGTTGCAGCACTTGCTAAATCAGATAAATTGTTTGCAGCTAGTAAGTCACCAGCTACTTCCCACGTTGCATTCGTGGCATCAGTTTGTAAAAATTTACCTGCATTGCCAGATTGAGTAGGTAATGCTGCATCTGAGGCGGCAACTGCTGGATAAGTAACAAATACGTTACTATCGCCTGATAGCGTGATTGGTGATGTGTTACCATTTGAGTTAGATAAGATTGTAGTTCTAGCCAAAGTAGTGCCAGAAGCCGTATATGTTCCAACACCAACTTCCCATGCGGTACTATTTGTGATTGTATAATAAGTAGTATTTCCATCGCCTATTACAGTAAAATCTTGAAATCCAGTAACAGCAGATCCAAGCGTGAGCGTGCCTGTGCCTGTAGTTGATGTTGTAACTTGTACTCTATCCCCTAATACTAAAGCCATGTTATGCCCTTAACTTAACTGAACCGTTAAATTGCTTGATGCAATCTTAAATATGTCGTTAGTTTCAATTGTTTTAGCAGAATCTAAAGCTGTGTGATATAACAAATTACCGCTTGTAGAAGCATCTAATAACCCAATCCAACCAACGGTTCCCCAGTTAGCAGTAGCTTGCGTAAATGTTACGTCAGCATCACTTGCAGATAAGCCGTCAGAAGGTGCGCCAAAAGTTACTGATTGACGTGCATAAGAGCCACCTGATACTTCTGTGCCTGTATTAGCGTCTGTAGGATCAGTTGTATACAAACCAACATAAACTGTCGCTGGGCTTGTATAAGTAGTGTTGCGGATTGTTGCGTTGATTAGAGCCTGCTCTAGATAATTACTAATTTCAGCCATGATGTTTCCTCATCTTAAAGTTACGTTTAAAGCAGTATTGGGGAATTTCTTACCAATATCGTTGTTCATAATGTTGGATATAGCGCGTTCGTACATACTTGCCCATACTTGTAATCTAGCATCGTTCATCAAGTATGGTTCTGCTTCAGCTAATGTTGCGTATAAAAGCGCATCAGGATAGTTAGCTAGATATAAGTTACTTGATACACTTGGTGAGATGAATGCTGGCTTGTTGTAATAAAGCATTTGCAATACCTGATTGTTGTCAGGCGTTGGCGCAAATTGCATCTCATAGCCAATGATAGTGAAGTAATAAGGTTGTCCAGATGTTGTTGTTAAATGATTGCGGAAAAACTTATCGGGACTTTGATATTCTAATGTTACTGGAGGGTTACCCTGAAAATGAATCTCGCGCATCTCTAAGAAGTCAATTGGTAATTCTACCGTGCTATCAGTTGCAGTCGTAGTTGATAGTTTAAGCATCTCGCGCGTTTTTAAATCTCTAGTCATACGCTCTTGTGCTAGTTGTACAAAAGTAGGTACGATGCTAGTCAAATCACTACGTGCTAAGTAACTTGCGACTGTTGTAACCAATTCATTGTAATTAGTAAATGCCATTTTAATCCTTATAATTTTTTAACTAAAACAATAAAGCCATTATCCATTTCTAAATGTTTTACTATCTTGAATCTTTTATCAAACTTATCTTGCCACCAAGTCATAGGTTCTTGTATTAAGTGAGCGTTGCGACCATCAGGCAATATCTTTACAGCAGGCTTAGTATGCACGGTAAACAATCCGTACTTTAAAACTAACCTTTGCAGATCATCCAACACATCAGTTAAACAATCAGGTTCTATATGCTCTAATACGTCAATACAAGCCACCATCTCACATGGTTCAGGCTTCTTATCCCATAAAGGATTACTAGGTTCGTACGGAGTGTATTTAACGTTCTCCGTTAAACTATCTTTTAACCTACATTTGCCTGCGCCATAATCAAGTAACTCTTTGACGTTGTAGTTTTTAATAACGTCATCAACAATAGGTGCAAAGAATTGACTAGCAACCCCGTAACTAGGGTTCTTATGTAATTCCGCTTGCATAACGCGATACTCGTCTGTAATTAACATTGCTTTTCTGCGTTCCTTATAACATTAATCCATTCTTTATCATCTTTGTAAATCAATTGCATTTTTTGATAGAACGGCATACTTGGTCTTGCATATCGCCATTGATGATGCTTCGGAACTAATGTTAATGTTTTAATCCCTAGTGCTGCACTACAATGTAACGCAGTAGTAGGGACTCCAACCACCATATCTAACTCGGCAATCAATGCAGCCGTATCATCATAGTCAGTCGATGTCATTACAGTGTCAAAGTATTTAACGCCATCTATCTTAGTTTCAGGCGCGTAATCCAATGATACTAACTGTATGTCTTTGCGTTGAAGTAATGGGGCTAAATCACTAGCTAACAGTTTGCGATGTCTGGCGTGTGTTAGCTTTAAACCGCCATGTGTAGTAATGCCTATAACTTTCTTATTCCATGAATTAAACAATGCTCGCCACATCAATCGCTTTTCACTATCAGCAATTAAAAATGGCTTGTTTGGAAACTCTTTTGGATCGTTGCAGAAAAATTCAGGCAATCCACCAATAGGTATCTTTGCATTTATCTCGCTTACATCCCAATCTAGTGTCGGTGAGTGCCGTGTACCGTGTACTTCACAATCAGGGAAGCTACGTTTAAACAAATTCTCTAATCTAGCATCGCAGTCAATATAAACTTTAGCGGATAGATCTTTGGCTTTGTGTACGCAACTTGCGTAGAATATCTCATCGCCTAAACCTTGTTCACCATAGATAACTAAATTCTTACCAGCCTCACCATTCCATGATGCTTCGCCATTATAATCTTGGTCTTTGCGAAACTTAGTGCCGACTGATTTTTTCCACTCTTGCCAACCCTCTTTATACGCGCCTTTAGCTAGTAGGCAATGTGCTAGGTTCAACTGAGCATTTAAATCGCTTTTAGATAGCTCTATTGCAGTCCTAGCGGCCTTCTCTGCCTGTTCCCACTCTGATAGCTGTACTAAAGTAGCTGATAAGTTAGAAAATGCAAGTGTATAGGTCGGATCAAGCTCTGCCGACTTAATAAAGTATTTAATTGCTTCTTGTGGCTTATCCATCTCATGACAAGCACGACCAAGTGAAGTCCATAATGCTTTGTTAGCTGGTTGCTCTTGTAACGCACGCCTAAACATTTGGTAAGCCAGCGATTCTTGTTTAGTTTCCAGCCATATATAACCGAGAAAGTTTAATGTTGCCGCGTCATCAGGATATATATCTAATACCGAATAAATCAAAGGCATTGCGCTGTTGTAATCATTAGCTTCAATAAACTTATGTATTGCAAGCTGACATTCTTTTAATTCGTTTAAATCCATTATTTAATAATCTTAGTTGTTGTTTTTAAATATGGATAGTTTTCGTTTATTTCTTTTAACAATTCTTTTGTTTGGTTAGGGTTGTTAATATCTATCCCCTTTTTTTTAAGCTCTATCTCTACTACCGCAGGTATTGTTGCGTAATGTGCAAACGATTCTTTAACGCCTTTAGCCCATGCATCAGGATTATCACGCTTATCTTTTATCTGCTTAAAAAAGAAATCTAAATCTTGGTGCGATGTTAAATTTACATTTTCAGTTACGGGATCATAATCAAACGTTTGTGTGACACCAGTGTTTGGATTGAAATCAAAAAATACTGACATATATTAACCTTTAAAATGGGGAAGCCGAAACTCCCCCACCGTTTACTAAGCGCCTACACTTGCCACTTTTGAATGTGCATCAGGGTTTTGTACAACAAGAGCAAACTCTGTTGTGATCAAGTATTTGCTTGAGTCACCTGTTTTTGCTAACTCTACTTTTTCCATTGGGCGCAATGAAGCTAAACCAACGTAACTAGGGTCTAAGCAAAGTACAGCCTCGTCACGCATAAAGCGATCAAGTTTAACAGCATGGTTACCGAAATCTGATACGTAAATATCAGCAGCACCTGTGATGATAGCTTGGCTAGTAGTTTTTACTTCATTGTACTTAGTTGCAATACCTGCAAAGCCAGCAAACAATGCTTTGTTTTTAGGTGACATTAATACTAGTGATGTTTCGCCACCGTCAACCCAAGCAAGTTGTAGAGCTGATTTAAAATCTGCCTCAACAAATGTGCCTAGTGTGCCGTCAGTAGGTGCTGCAACAATACCAGCTGCGAAGCCTGGAGTTGTACCAGTAGAATTGCCTGTTGGAACTACAGAATTTGTAATCCATGATTCTACACCTGCAGTAGTACGAGCTGTACCTGCACCGCCTGCGCTAGATGCTTGGTTACGCACAATAGCAAACTCCATGTCGCGTTTTAGTTCTTTACCAGCCTTCATTAGTTGATAAGCAACTTCTGATTTGCGACCGTATTTTTTAACTACATCGTATGTACCAGAAATTTGTACTGTTTTACGTGCGATTTGTGTGTAGTTACCCAATACAGTTGTTGCTGCTAATGTACCGAATGAACCGTCATCGCCCTCAACTTGTGCATTAGATCCTGCCGCCGTTAAAGCATCTGTTTGCCATTGGTGAAACGTTTGTCCAGCAGTCATGCGTTTAGCTGCTGATAATAGTGGTGTATCTTCTGGCGAGATATCAAAGATTACGTCCTCAAAGGACTCT